TGATGATGCAAATATAATCTAAAAAAATTATAAAGCAAGTGTTTTTTTAATTTAATGAAAAATTATTTAAGTTAACTATGTCACAATCTACTTTAACTGTATCAAAATCAATGTCATAGTCAATTAAAAAATCTATTAAATCATTAATATTATTTGCATAAAATTTTACAGAATTTTCTATACCATCAACAATAACAATAAATCTCATAACTTTTTTTGTGACAAATATATATGTATTTTTGCAACATAGCACCCCTTGTTGTTATTTTATTTTTATACCCCCCCCCTATGAATATTGGAAAAATATAATATGTTTAAAAAAATGATGTGTTTGAAAAAATAGTATGTTTGAGACCTTCTACCACCAACCCCCCGTTGCATCATCACGATTCTTGTACCCCGTCAGACATAGAATCGGGATTCACCTCTTTTTGCGTGTTTGTTTCTTTGTTTTTCTTAAACCATTTGAGAGAAATAGAATCGGGATGCGCTCCTTTTTGGCGATATTGCCACAGTGATCTCATAAAACCGTAAACCTATGATCACACGACCCACCGCAGCATCACGTGAAGAGTCTACATTACATATTATGTATGACTTCCCAGTACAGTTACTCGATTTGACTCTTACACCTAAATGGAAAGAGAATAGATTGAGTGTTGCTAACCAGGCTTTCTACAAAGACAACGATTTGAAAGCCAAACGCACAGCGCAAATATTGGCATTAGACGTAAACTCCAACAAGCAAGCGTTGTTTACCATCAACGAGTCTACTTGGGATAAAGCAGTTGCTAATAATTGCAAAGACCTATATGCTGCCGTTGACAAACTGACAAAAGTCGTAACCATTGTTATGCCAAACGGCACAGCAGAGATTATGGCAGCAGCACAACGCATTGGTGCAGAGTATGACGCACAACAACACCAACTAAAAGTGGCGCAAGCCGCAGGAGTTACGCAGCGTGCAGCACAACTACAGCCAGCAGGACCAGAAGACTTGGGGTTCTGACATAGAGTCGGGAGTGGGGGGTAACACCCTCACTACCCAGTTTTTGGGTGTACCTTCCACAATGTATGGACTACAATGTATGATGTATATTCCACAATGTATTAACAATCAAAACCTATACACAATGAACAATGTATTATCTCAAGCAATATTAATAGATATTGTAGAGTTTTCTAATCTAATCAACCCAAAGTTGATAGATATTACTGATGTTGATGATGATTATAACTATTTTATGCTCATCGAGAGCGAAAATAAAGTTTATAAGGTGTTGATGAGTGTGTTTTAACACTCACTCTACTAAATCCTAAGCATGATATAAAACTGCTTTTACCTATTTTTGATAATACTATTTAGTGTTAATGTAAAATATATATTTAATGTATCATTCCAGTTTCCCAAGGACTGGCAGTTGTAATAAGAACAAGCAGGGAATCTTACAGCGGATGTTGTAAGACTGAAACCATTGGATAACACCTACCTGCAACGGGTACCACTTGTTACAACTGAATACAGAGGGAGTATAAAAAACCTCGTTTGAGCCACACTAGTTTCTTTGATACATTGCGTAGTGTCTTAATTTGACTAAGCTAAATCACTATCAAAGTTTTATAGTGTATCTTTGTAACAACCAAAATCTATATATATAAAACAAGTAGATGAATGATAATATTCTTTTACAGTTGTAATATACTAACAATAGATAGGTATCTATTGGAGACTATAAATGTCCTTGGCTCTGGTAAATAGAACCCAACCATGAGTTATTACAACTGTATAAAGAGTATAAGTAAAAAACTTAATAACATTCCAAGTTGTTGAGGACACCAGTTTCTTTGATTAATTGATTACAATGAAGCAAGTTTAAGGTTCGCATATATCCAAGATATAAAAGCGTTTAAATAAGTTGTAATATAATAAATATGTTTGAACAACCAAATGTATATCAAAGTTTTAGGTGTAAAACACAAATCAATAATTATGAGAAACTTATTATGGTGTGCAAATCACACTCCAACAAGTGAGCAATTAGAATCTCTTAATGAAATGGGCAATCTTTTATTTTTAAAAGATATTGACCCACAATTAGCAGAGAGATTGAGTAACACTCCTTCAAAAAGAAATGAGTGTGCAATTTTAGCTGATAATGTTTCTGCATTAGCAGAAGAACACAATGCTATTATTGTACAATTAGGTGGCAGTCCATTATTCTTAGTAATGGCAGCTGGAGTAATTGGAAGTGGTCGTATGATTTTCGCTGATTCTGACAGAGTTAGTGAAGATATACCTCAAGCTGATGGTAGTGTAAAGAAAGTATCTATCTTCAAACACAAAGGATGGATATAACAAGACAGTAGAGTAGGATTATTCTTACTCTACTTCTTTAATTGATTATTAACCAAAACCTATATATATGACAAAAGAGAAAGTTTACTGGAAAATGCGTGATGGTAATCTTATATCAGTAGATGATATGGATGAAGAACACGCAAAGAATGTATTAAAGATTGTATTAAAGAATAGACAAACTGTTATGAAACAGATTGTTAAAACTAAAAGACAATCTTTTAAACTACATGGAGATATGGCTAATGAGTTTAACTCAAGCCAATACGATGACAATGAATACGATGATTCACTAATGTTACACAGAATATTATGAAGAAACAAAAAGTAATAATAGACTATGTACCACAGAATAAGAGCCTACCATATCTTATTGGTGCATTATCTATTATTGCCTTTGTTCTTGGGATGATGTATTCACCACTAAATGTTGATTACGACCAACAAACAGTAAGTGAAACAAAGTTCTTCACTATAATCAAAAAAGATACAGTTTTTATTGAAAGAAAAGTTAAAGACGAAGTTATCAACGAAAATGCTTATAGTGATAGAAATTATGGTTTCAAAGTTAGAAATCATACAGAACAAGAACTAAGGCAAATGATGAGCCAACGTGGATTCAAAGACTTAGATAATTTAGATTTATTTAAGTTGCGTAGATTATGGTTATTATATAACTATAACGATATGCTAATGAATGTTCACGTTCTTACTGATTTTCCTGTTAGTATGATTTATAGTTTCTTTATTATAGAAGCTACTACTAGAGGAATTGAAACTGATTTATGGAGATTACACAGTAATGCTGGTGGTGTTAAAGCACTAAAAAAGCATAACAGTGTAACTTATCGTACTAGAGAAGTAATTCGAGGTAGAGATAAATATATTAAGGCTAAATTCTTTAGTACTAATGATACTAAAGAAGGCATTGAACTATGGGCTGGAGTTTTAAACTCTGACAGATATAAGAAATGCAAGACTTATGATGTTAAACCTCCAGAATTATATAAGAAAATCTGTAAATGTATCTACAAGAGTGGATATCATACAGATACTGATTATGAATTTAGAGCGTCACTAATGCAAGAATATTGGAAGTTACATAAACATTTACCACAATGAAAAAGGAAATGTTTAAAGTAAATGAAGTATCTTTATGCTATAAGCAGAAATACGATACTACAGATTATCCAATAATCAATAACAGTAAATTAGCAGCTGATATATTCTATGAATCATGGGATAAAGATACTATAGGATTAGAAGAACAACTAAAAGTATTATATCTTAATCGTAGGAATCAAGTTATTGGCTTATATACTGCTGGTATTGGTGGAGTTGCAGGAACTGTTGTGTGCAATAAAAAAATACTTGCATGTGGACTTAAAATAGTTGCATCAGGAATGATTATTGCACACAACCATCCTTCAGGAAATAAACAACTATCAGAACAAGATAAAATAATCACTAAGAGTTTAAAAGAATGTGGTAAAATAATGGATATAAAATTATTAGACCATATTATTATACTACCTAATGGTAATTTTGTATCTTTCGCTGATGATGGAGAATTATAGACTTATGATTACAATTAATTACAATTAGGGTAAGTTAAGTGCTTACCCTAATGTTTAAAACTCAAGCAATGGCTAAAGTTATACTTAAGTTTAAACTAGATGAAGAACTAAATGATTTTAAATTAGCAGTTAATGCTAAAGAAATTATGTCAGTTCTATGGGAAGTTGACCAAGAATTAAGGAATAGGACTAAATACCCTTCAGATTCAACTAGTCAAGAAACTATTGATGCTTTAATTAGTATGAGAGATTTTCTAAGAGAGAGTATGTCTGAAAATGGTATTAGTTTTGATATGTATAATTAAGTTATCTTAAAACCAAAAACAATGTTACAAAAAGTTATCGTAGGAGTAGTTTTATTAATTAGTTTATCTTTTAACGTACACATTACTGTACGAGATTATTTAATTGAAAAAGAGAGAGAATTCTACTCTAATTATTTAAACTACACCGTTGTGTCTGACAGAAATGGACAGATAATGGGATTGTTACAACTACAAACAGTTGCAGAACCAGTAGTAGGAGATTCAATCATTATATTTACTGAAGATAAGGAATACTATCTTACAGTAAATGATATGAAAGAATTTAATAATTTATTAGTAGGCAACGAGTAGTATTTATTAGAGAGAATGGTTGTAATTCAAGTTCGATTCTTGACTCTCTACAATTCATAAGGTTTTGGTTTTCCGAAAGAGTAAATGTAAAAGTTTACTCTTTCTATTTTACCAAAACAAAGAATAATCAAAACCCACTTATTATGAGATCATCTTGGACAACTAAAGAAGAAGCTGTTATTCTTCAATCAATCAAAGAGAATGATAGTCTTAGTGAAGCATTTGTTGAAAGTGCTAGACTATTAAATAGAAGTATAGATTCTGTTAGAGTTAGATACTACAATAAACTAAAACGTGCTAAACTAAGAAAATCTAACGGAAAACATATTCTATTTGATACAGATAGTGTATCTTTGTATGAAAAAGAGTACAAACAGCAGGAAGATGTGACGATTATAATTCTACACATCAGAGGGAAGAGATAATTGTAGTGCGTTTTTTAGTGGTTTTCAGAAGGAGCAACTGAATTATGTTGCTCCTTTCATTTTTAATTGCTATATTGCAATCAAAAAGTCATGAAAAAACAATTTTGTACCGCTTGTGATGGTACTGGAAGTGTAAAAACGCATACAAAGGTGATAGTATGTCCACAATGTGAAGGTGTAGGATTAGAAAAACCAATGCCTAAACCTAAATTCAAAAGTAAACTCAAAAAAGATGAATAAAAAGGTATATGTCTATGATTTAGAAACACTACCTGATTTATTCACAGCTACATTTTTAGATAAAGATTCAGATGAAGTAATAGTCTTTCACTCTAATCAAGAAAATTATATTAAAAATATGTTATTATTCCTTAACACCAGGGTTCAAGGATTAATAGGATATAATTGTATAGGTTTCGATGGACAGATTATACAAGATATATACTTAGGTGTATGTAAATCACCACAAGATATATGGCGTAGAGCTGATTTTCATATTAGAAATGAAAGAAATCACTATTATTCACTATTCATTAAACATTTAGATTTGTATCTTATAAATCATTATAATAATAAGAATAGAAGAACAAGTCTTAAATGGTGTGAATTTGGTATGAAAATGATTAATATTGAAGATATGCCTGTAACAACAGATATAAATGCAATATTAAGTTACAATCTAAATGATTGTGTAGCTACTAAAAGATTGTATGAGTTATGCAAACCACAAATAGATTTAAGAAAAGAACTAACAAATAGTTATAGCATCAACTTTATGAATCTATCTGATTCTAGTATAGGTTCAGAGTTATTGTTAGAATTATTCTGTAAATTTACTGATGGTAATAAACAAACTATTAGCAAATTACGTACTCCAAGACATAGAATTGATATTAAAGATATTATATTTCCTTATATTGCATTTGAATGCAATGAATTTAATGAAGCATTAAATATCTTCAACAAAGGTTATATAATTCCTGGTAATGACACACCATTATTTAGTATTAATTTTAAAGATATTAAGTACACATTTGCTGCTGGTGGATTACATGGTTCAATGTTAAATACTACAATCAAAGCTGATGATAATTATATCATTATGGATTGTGATGTAGCATCTATGTATCCAAGTATTATGATAGTAAATAACTTATATCCTGAACATTTGGATGAATCTTTTATCAACATCTTGCGTGATAACATTGTGAATGTGAGATTGTTAGAGAAAAAGAAACCTAAGAAAGAACAGAATAAAGTAATTGTAGATGGATATAAGTTAGCAGCTAATGCTACTTATGGTAAAACGATGGACCAATACTCCTGGATGTATGACCCTAAAGTTACATTTACAGTTACTATTAATGGACAGCTGATGTTAGCAATGCTTGTTGAAAGACTAAGTAAAATTAGTACTATCATTCAAGCTAATACAGATGGTGTTACTGTTAAATTGCATCGTAGTGCAATAGATGATTATTACAGAATATGTAAAGAATGGGAAACATTAACTAAATTAGAGTTAGAGTATGTAGAATACAAATCTTTCTTTATTAGAGATGTCAACAATTACATATCAGTAACTACAAAAGATGATGTTAAGTATAAAGGTACATTTGAATACAAGAATATACCATTACACAAAAACTCATCAGCATCTATTATACCTATGGCTGTAAGTAAATTCTTAATTCATGGAATACCAGTAGAAGAAACAATTACTAAACATACAGATATCTTTGATTTCTGTATTGGAGTAAGAGCTAAATCTAATTCTTGGTATGAATTGAAAGGTGTTAAATCAAGGTATATTCATGATAGAAAATTATCTAAAACTGTAAGATTCTTTATATCTACTAATGGTAGTGTAATGATGAAACATTATAGTGATGGTAAAGTATCTCATGTAAATGCACCATTGAGAAATGGGAATAAGTTTAAATACAGATTAGTTACTATCTTTAATCATTATTATGAATCTGATGATTATAATATTGATTATAGTTATTATATCTATGAGTGTAAGAAATTGATACAATCTGTATCAGTAAGTAGTGAGTTAACATTATTCTAAACACAAAAACTAAATGACAGAAAAAACAAGGTATGAGTTGAAAGATACTCAAACAACAACTCGCATCATCATTACTACAGACACAGTAGATGATGCCGTAAAGCGATTGAAGGAATTAGGTATCACTATTGACCCTCAATTGTTAAAGATTAGTAAATTTGGTAAAAATTAAAAACATGAAAGAACTAAAAGATTATTTTGTTACACATGAACAAGCTGTAAGTCTTAAAGAGTTAGGATTTAATAAACCATGCCTAGCACACTACAACAATTTTGGTGACTTTTATATTAGTCCTAATCCTACAAATACAAATGCACCATTAATTGCTCAAGCAATAGATTGGTTAACTAGTGAATTAGGTATGAGTGTTGTCTATATCGATAATGGTATTGAAAATCTTAAAGCATTAAGAAAGAAAGTTACTGTTACAGTTACTCTAACATTTGAAGTTTATCAAAAGAATAAGACTTACGAAGATGGAGAGTATCTAGTCGTTAAAGAAGATGAATATTTGCCTATATCAGTTGCTATAGTTTATGGTCAAATGATAGATAGTAATGGTACAAATTACGATGATGAAAATGTTGCACTTATCTCACCTTCATTTGAAATAATCAGATGAATAGATTAGAGAAACTAAATTCTCTACAGCAAGAGTTTTTAACGATATGGAAAGAACATAACTATTGTGGTACAATGCTTGTAGCTACAGGATTTGGTAAATCTTTTCTATCGTTAAAAGCTATTTTGTTGTTATTAGAGAATGGTAAAATCAACAAAGGAGATACAGTATGGATACTAGCAGAAACTACAGCTCGTAAACATACTTACTGGAATGATGAACTACCTAAGTTCAAAGAGATTACAGGATATGATATCTTATCATTGGTTGATTTTCAGTTTCATTGTTATCAATCTAAACCTAAAGGAACTCCTAAATTCATTATTTATGATGAAGTAGAAGAATGTATTAGTGATAAGTATCAAGAAGTATTAAAGATAGATTGCTACAAATTAGGTCTATCAGCTACAGTTCCTGAAGTACTATCTGTATATCGTAATAGGATTCCTGAAGGTTTAATGAATAAGATTAAACAAGCAGATAAGTTTACAAGAGATAAGATTATCACAGACTATATCAACAAAGGACAACTATTAGAAATATATTGTCCTATCATTGTAGAATATGATATAGAACAAGGTATAGCTGATAATATATTATCACCATACGAAACTTGGGTAATAGACCATAGACTAGATAATACAAATAAGTATTTACCTTTATTCAAGAAAACTCCACGATTAGTTACTGAACAAGAATACTATAATGTTCGTAGTACAATGATAAAGAATCCTAAACATCCTGTTATACTCAAAAAAGCAATGAGTAAACAGTTAGTATCACTATTGTATGACTTACGAAGTAAAAAGAAAGTAGCTAGACAATTAATTACTAGTTTTAGAGAATCTACAGCACGTTCATTAATATGTAGTATAGAATTAGAACCTATACGTAGTCTTGTTGATGAAATAGCTGAAGATACTACTAAGTATTTTGTTACTCCTAATGGTGGAGAAAAACAGTTAATTACTGATACTGATGAAATTAAAAGAATATTATGTAGTAATAAAAAACTACTGAAAACAGGTGATTATTTAGGTGGTAGTCTTGACGTTGTTAAAAGAACAGTTGAAGATATTTTACTTGACCCTCCGCAGGTTTTAGGAACATCGAAACGTTTAAAACGTGGAGTTACTATTCCAAATCTTCACCACTTATTAGTATTCTCTTATTATACCAGTTATCATCACTTAATGCAATACATAGGCAGAATAGTTAGATATGAAGAAGGTAAAGTAGGTAAAGTTTTTATTTTTAGAACCTTAAATACTTATGAAGAAAACTGGTTTGAAAAGATTAACAAAATCTATGACAAAAATCTTAAACAAGTAGATGAAATAGATTTGAAAATTAAAGGATATATATCATCATCTAATTATGACAAATGAAAACTTTAACTTGGATAATGTAGATGATAAATTGATTAAATTATTACTCTTTTGTTTAGATAATAATATCAATTTATTCAAATACTGTGGAATTAGTTCAGAAAAAGAACTAATTATTACTGATGAATTGGAAATTCTTCGTATCTTTAAATTCTGGTCAGATAAAAAATTAATATATTTATCTCCAAATGGTATGTGGCAATTAAATACTACTGTAAATCAGAGTAGTATTCCAAAAAAAGATTTAATTACTAGTATCAGAGAATATTGGTCATCAAAATATATAAGTATAGCTGGTAAATCATCAAATAATACAGATGTTAAAAGAGCATTAGAATTATTTTATGACAATGTTAATACTAAATATAGTGATAATGATATTATTATAGCTTGTAAGAAGTATGTAGATATGTGTATGGCTACTAATAGATTCTTAAAAGACTGTGATAACTTTATCTATGATAGTACTGGTAAGTCTATGTTGCTAACATTCTTACAAGATAATATAACCTCTAAAGAAGAATACGACAATGTTGTTTAAACAATTAGCAGATAAGATAGTCCGAAATCAAAAATTTATTAATGATGGTGGTGTAAACTTCTTACCATTATATCCCATATTTCCTAGATTAAAATCATTTCTTCCAGGATTTATTCGTGGAGACCAAGTCTTAATTACAGGTGGTACTGGTGCTGGTAAATCAAGATTAGGATTCTTTATTGCATCTTATCTGTTGTCATTATCACAAACAATACCTAATATTAAGATTAAAATCTTCTACAATAGTTTAGAAGAACCTGTAGAAAAGTTTAAAGCTATGTTTATTATTAATTATTTAAGAGAAAAACATGGCATTAAATTATCATACTATGAAATAATGGGTTACTGGGATAAACAGTTTCCTACAGAATATCACCCCTACATCATCAACGCTGCTGAATATTTTACTAATACTATAGAACCATATTTTGAGGTAGTACAAATACCACATCCTACTGGATTCTATAAATTAGTAAGAGAATTTTTAGTAAAGACTGGTACTTACTACTATAAAGGTGTTCCTGCTAATCAAGGAGAAATGTGGGATGAGTATAGAGCTAATGACCCTAATCAATGGGTTATTACTTTCTCAGACCATATTGGTAACTATTTAAATGAATCAGGAAAATCTTGGTATGAAACACTAGAACATTTTAGCGCCCAATATACTAGACAAAGATTAGGTCTTAAATGTGGTGTAGTATCATTCTTTGTACAGCAGCAAGTTCCTTCAAAAGAGGCACTTGAAGTAAACATCAAAGGTAAAACAATTATTGACAAACTAAAACCTAGCATAGATGGATTAAACAAGATTAAAACAACCAGTCAAGATGCAACTATTATTCTAGGATTATTCTATCCATTTAAATGGAGAGACCATATTCCAGCAGCAATGTATTTAGGATATGACTTAAAACTATGGAAAAACAATCTACGTACACTATTATTACTAAAGAGTAGAGAAGGTGTTCTCGATGATTTAGAAATGGCTGTACTATTTGATGGTAGTCGCAATTACTTTGCACATTTGGATAAAGACGATATGGATAGTAATGAAAAACTTTTAAAACAAACAACAAATGTTTGATATTGTAGAACCAACAGATGAACAACTAACAAGTTTGTTACTGTATGGATTACCTAAAACAGGTAAATCTACTATACTCGCTGATTTAACTATCAAAGAATCTAACTCGTTAGTCATTAGTACTGACCCAAAGGGTTATCATTTCTTAAAAGCTAGAGTAAAACAAGTAGATGATTACAAAGAATTTAATAAGCTATTAGATGAACTAGCTAATACTAAACTTAAATATCTGATTATAGATACTGTAACACAGTTAGATATATGGTCAGAGATTGTAGGTACTTATATGTATATGAAAAGTGTACAAGGTAAATCATTTAATCGTGATGGTAAAGGTAATCCTATACTATATGGTGATGAAGGATTTACTAGTGTATATAATCTAGCTAATGGTGCTGGTTATCAATACTCGAGAGAAGTAATGATGGAATGGTTTAGAAAGTTTCAGAAAATAGCAGAACGAGTAATACTTGTAGCTCATGTTAAAGACAAAAAAGTAGAATCTAAACTACAAGATATTGTCGATGTAGCTGATATTAATCTTACAGGTAAAGTTAAATCTATATGGTCATCTGTAGTAGATGGTATTGGATTTGTTTATCGTGATAAGACTGAATGTTATATCAGTTTTGAAGCTAAACAAGATGTTATTGCTGGTTGCAGATTAGCTAGATTATCAAATCAGAATATTATGATTTCTGATGGTACTACAGTTAACTGGGACAAAATTTATTCAGACATTAAAATTAAATAATTATGATTACATTTTCTGATTTTAAATTAGAAGGACAAATTAGATTAAAAACTGTATCTAAAGAAAAATATCCTGATACAGCAGATATTAGTAAATTAGAAGTTACAGAAGGACAACGCTCTGCTTCTATTCATTTTAATACTAAAGCTCAAGAATTGCTTGGTGTTGAAATACCTACACAAGTAGTTATTGTTAATAACAACGATACATTTCTTATTGCTGCATTTGACAAAGTTAAAGAAATAAATCCTACACTAGCTCAAGCATTTGAAACAAGAAAGATGGTATATCGTTTAGGAATGAATGGTAAAGTTTCTTCTAAAGCTATTCATGCAGCATTGACTGCAAATGAATATAAGCTAGTAGTAGAAAATGAAGCAGAAGGTATCTTTAGAATGGAAGTTATGGAAACAGTAGATTATACATCTAATAACTCAACAGATGCAATAGTAGAAGAAAATATTTTAGAAACAGTAAATAATGCAGAAGTTTATGATGAATTTTGAAGGTAACACAGGAGTAGAGGAGAAACCTCTATACACAGGTTTAGCACTATGTAAACCAAATAGTGTTAAACTATCAGACAACGGAGAATCACTATGGATTCCATTTAGATTTCAAGATGGTGAATTCTTGGTTGGTGTAACAGTTAAAGATGAACCAGTAGTATCAACAACTGGAAGTCATTTGTATATGTCAACTAAAGGAGACTGGCGTTCATTCTATATTAAGGATGAAAGCACTATGTTTGATGTTAAAGAATCTAATGGAAGAGAATGGTCATTCTTTACTAAAGAAAATGAACCAGTTAAAGCTAGAATTGGTGAAATTGATTGGTATGAATTCTTACGTCAATTATTATCTTATCAGTCTGACCAAGAAACATTCTTGAAAGATATGAAAAATAATAAATTAGACTTTGATTCAGTATTAAAAGGTAAAGCCAATTTTGAATCACTAATGGAACATGTTAAAAGTAATAACTGTCATGTAGTTATTCCATTAGTAGTTAGAGAGAAACAAGATGGTACTCTAGCACAATCTTCATTGTTTAGATACATCTATCGTTCAGAAATTAACAATGGTAATCTTATAGTTCCACAAAGAGCTATTACTTCGTTTCAAAAACAAGTAGAAAATGCTGAAAAGAATGGTACTAAGATTACTAACAGTTTCTTTAGCATTAAATACCAAGAATTTACTCCGTTGCAATCAACAGAAACAACTGATTCACCTGATTGGTAAACTTATTTAATAGAAAGCGTTACATTACGTAGCGCTTTCTTTTTATAAATTCCAATTATGAAACTAAATGGCATTGTAGCTTCTGAAAGTTACAACGTTTATAATCAGATAAATCAATTAAGAGTATGGGAATCTTTGTTAGGATTTAGTGTTACATTAAACAAAAAAATAATAAACACTTTACGCAATGATTCTAAACCTGGTTGTTGGTTATATGAATACGATAATGTTATCTTATTAGCTGATTTTGCTGATATTACTTATCATGGTATATCTTGTATTGATGGCGTAATGCTTAAATATCATTGCAACTACACTAAAGCATTAGAGATTATCAAACAAAATACAAGTTTTAACCAAGTTAATACATTATCACTAACTACAAAACAACCAAAAAATTGGAAATTTGAATTAACATTTACTTCAGGTAATTGGAACAATCATCACAAAGAATATTGGTTACAATATGATATATCTAAAAAGCAATTAGAGTCAGAAAACTGTTATCCTGTAAGTTCTTATTCCTTCAATAGTCGTTATTGTCCACATTTTATGCAAAGAGTAAAAGTTTATGATGAAACAACAGCTATTGTAGTAGATAAAAAGATTAAGATATATAAACCTAAAAGTATATTTAAGTTTCTCAGCAACTTTGATGAGAATACTATAGGTGGTACAAATACTATAACAGATACTGTTATCATTACTAAATCTGTAAAAGACTACATGGTATTAGATAATTTAGGTTATAGTAGTAGGTTTATTCATTCAGAAACATCAAATCCTGATTTGTCTATGTTTAAGAATTACAATAAAGTATATGTATTAATGGATAATGATGAAACAGGATTAAATGCTTGTAATAGATTATCATCAATCAATAATTTTATAGGTATATCAATTCCTGAAGGATATCCAAAAGATATATCTGATTTTTATAAAACGTATGGTTACGCAGAAACAAAACAACTTATACGTCAACTCATACCCAAAAGCAGTTCACAATTCTTATTATCCACTATTTGATACTATAGATTTAACATCTATAAAAGATAGTCTTAGTAGAGTAACATATTATCCTGATAGTAAAAATATATTTAGAGCTTTAAACCACTCCATCTATGATGTCAGAGTGGTTTTTGTATTTCTATCTCCATATCAGAATAATTATGCTAATGGATTAGCTACTTCAAGTATGATTATGACACCAACTCTGTCTGTTATAGAACAGAGTTTACAAGAATACCTTGATGATTACTCATTTAATCTAAAGAAAGATTTATTACATTGGGAAGCACAAGGTATATTGCTACTGAATACAGCATTAACAGTTCCAAAGAATGGTTCTCCAACATCACATGTTAAACTATGGAAACCGTTTACTACAGCATTGATAAAATATTTAGATAACATGGTAAGACCATTATTTGTATTTTTTGGTAATGATGCTCAAACATTTTATCCATTAGTACACAATGGTTTATGTACTATTCATCCAGTTGCTAAAAAGTATAATCCTGATTTAGAGATTAATACTTCAATATGGAAAGCTGTTGATGCTCATTGTTTATATCAAAATGGAGAAAAAATACAATGGTAACTTTTAAAGAATCGTTTACTCATAATAGTGTAGTAAACAACAATAAAATGATAATAGATGGAAATAAAAAATTGGTTTGTAAATTGTTATTTGATAATAATCATAAGACTTACATGACTAATTCACTCATCTATATTTTATCAACAACAACAAATCCTTTTTTATTTACTTTTAAAACAATTTAAACAGATGAAAATCTTAATCACTTCCACATTGTCTAACAATGTAACTATTCACGAGTTCAATGGTAAGAAAATCTCTGACTTACGTGAGTATCTTAAAGAGAATAATCTCTTTGAAGAAGGTATGGCTATTAATGGTAATACTGATTTAAGTAACCCAAACAATGATGTGCCTGAAAATTTAAAAGTCGTAACTGTAACACCAGCAAAATCTAGTGCTGCAACAATAGACTTTACTTCAATGGCTTACAATGATTTAAAGAAGATTGCTAAAGAATACAGAGTTACTGCTGTAGAGAATGATGACGAAACACTACTAGAGATTGTACATTCTAAATACATGAGTGTACCTAAAAATGATTTGATACTAATACTTACAAAAGCTTATGAATACTTAAATCCTAATACTGCTACATCATTAGTTTCAGATGAACAAGTATCTAAGTTAAGTGAAGTAATTAATCAGTTAGAAGATAGAGTGTTCGAAATTGAGTACAGCTTACAGTTATTGACTGATGTGAATAAGTTGAGATTCTTAAACAGATTGAAGAAAGATTATCCACATTTAGTGAAGTAATCATTTAATACTAGGGGGTAGTGTAATAGCTACTCCCTTTTAAACTATTAAGTATGCATATTACAAAAGATGATGTACTAAACAATGTAGATTTTATTATGCTACAAGAGTACTTAGAATCTATGTATCCTGATAGATATGAATTTAAAGAAACTGAATTGCTTATCTATTATCCTGAAGTAACTATTAAAAATCTTGTAGGTCAAACTTATAATATCTATAATATTTTTATTCATTACGGATATAATAGTAATACATTTAGTTTTACTAAATTACATTATTCAGTATCAGATTATATGAATCAAGGAAGTAATGTATTTACACATCCACATATATCTAGGAATACTATAGCATATAAAACACAAGCTTACTGTTATGGTAAAATGAATATAGAGTATATTTTTACAAATCTACAAAATCTTATTGCAGTTATTACTATTGTTGATTTTTGGTTACATAATGAAAACTCATCAGATTGTTATACTTCTATTGCTAGTATATTTAATAGTGATGGTGATGACTCATTAATTAATCTTTACTTTAAAAGAAATATTGTAGAAAAATTAAATGAAGGTATAATCAAAAGTGTAGATATTAAGAAAACTATATTTGGTGATTTAATTGATATTACATGGGATGATAATGCTATTTTAAGTATTATGGAAAATTATGTACTCGATAAACAACTATATTTTTCTAATGAATTAAGCAATATTATTAATAGATATCGAACTAATATTGTTAATTTTAAAGACAAAGATTATTATATTTCTATAGAAGGTTTTAGTGGCGAGATGCTAAAATCTATTACTAAATCAAACATAAATGAAAACCTTGTACAACAACTCAAACAAATGGCAGATGGAATCACCAAAAACCCATCTTTCTTATCAAACATT